CCTTTTAGTACATCAGCTTGGGTTACCTTGCCATCGCCTGTTAGATCTGGAAAATCTTTAGCCATTTCTTACTCCACAAATTCAAGTTCTTTAGGTTTCTGGGTCACGACTTCTGCGCCGATAATTGCCGTGGATGTAGTCTTATCAATCGTCATATAGCCCTGACAGCAGATGTTGTAGTCCACACCGTTCTCATCTTTTTCGCTTTTAACCGGAACGGATATATCTAGGTTCTTAAATAAATACTCTTTACCGTTTTCAAATACCCGCCATACATGATCCATCGTGCCTCGACCTGGTTGACCACGGGTTTTATTAAACCTGATGGAGTATTTGTTCATACAACCTCAGCAGGTTCTGCGGCGCTAATTGTTGCCGGGATATAAGGACGCAAACCAAGATTGAAGTGAATAAACTTCATTGGTTTGTCCGATTCGTTTCGACTAAAGCTGTGCGGAAGCCAGGCGCTGGTAAACATCAGCATCCCAGGTTTAGCCTCAAAATTAATCATATTGCTGGCGTAAGTCGCTTGAGTCATATCTTTTTCGGCCCAAGAGATTAAAGGTTTGCCAGCTCTGGGATCATGGAAAATTACACGGGAGGCGTTCTCAGGTACTTCAAGAAAGTAAAAGCCAACGATCTGTGAACCTGCACCGTGAACGTGCTGATCCATTCCAGAGTATTTGTAATGCTCTTGGCACCACATTTCTGAAAAGAAAGTCTCAAACCCGTCAAGGTTGTAACCTTGCTCAATAAGAATGTTATAAGCCGTCTGACCGATGTAATACTGAAGCGGAATGATTTCCGGCTTATCAAATAAGTTTCCAGTCATATTGACCGGATAAATGTCATTTGTTGGGCGATCTTTGCGGGCCTGTGCAAGACCCTCTTCCGCAATCTTATTGGCCGCCTCTAAAAACTCTGGCTTCTCAATGGTGTAAATGATTGTTGGAAAATACACGTTTGCGTTAAGGACATCTTTTTTTTCTTCTTTATTTGCTGCACACATTTTTTTCCTCTTTACCATGAGTAAACAATCACTCTACCGTTTCCGCCATTACCTCCTGCACCTGACGGTAAACAGGCTGTAGCAGAACAAATTTTTCCGCCACCACCTCCGCCGCCTGCTGGGGTGCCTCCATTTCCACCTGCACCACCTGCTACTGCGCTAGCTCCACCACCACCACCGCCGGTGCCGCTTCCGTTAATATTTATTCCATCACCACCCCTGCCACCAGCAGCACAAGTGCTTCCTCCGGCTCCTGCTGCTCCACCACCTCCTGATGTATAACGATTAGCTCCTCCTGCTGCACCACCGAAGTATGTTGGCCCACCTTGACCACTTCCACCTCCGCCGCCTCCAGCGCCACCATACATTGACCCACCACCTGCGGATCCCCCGGCTGAACTTTGAGATGCGCCGCTACCTCCGCCCCATTCGGCAAAGCTTCCTAGACCGGTGGTTAACTTGCCTGCGCCACCTAAACCAATATTATTAAGTACTGCACAAGTAGCTGAATTATTTCCAAAATAAGTTCCTTGAGGAGCACCACCAACTATGGAAGATGCACTTCCATTTGGCCCAACTCCGGTGGCGCCTCCACCCGCCCCACCTGATCTGCTTGCACTTGAAATTGGCCCTGCTGCACCCCTACCTCCACCAAATGCTTTTACATAACAACCAAATTGTGACGTTCCTCCTGCGGTTCCGCAATTTCCTGCTGTAGATGCTACTGTTTGTGCGGCACCTCCTGTACCCCCAGCGCCAACAGTTACAACGACAGTGTTTGGTAACGCACTTGCTAAGAAAGTATTAAAGTTCCTAGCTCCACCACCTCCGCCTGTTCCACCTCTAACAGCAGTTGTTGTATGTTTTGCTCCCGACCCACCACCGCCGCCTCCACCCCAAACGCATACACGAACCATCGTAATGCAATTGGGTTTTGTCCAAACACCTGAGACATCAAATATTTGAATGATACCTTTACGCTCGTTTACAGCGTAATTAAATGAGGAAGTCTGATTAGAGCGCGGCATATTTACCTCAATTACGACTGAGTTGGCTCTTCAAAAACAGGCTCAGGTGGAGCAATAAAATTTCCGTTGTCATGCGTCCAGCCAATATCACATAGCACATCTTCTGCTTTAACAATGATATGTTCTTCAGGCGGCCTCCATCCTGATGCCTCATCCCAAAGCACTACATTGACAACGACATTATTTGGATCGACTACTGCATATCTTTTCATTTTTGCTCCTTACCAGGAATACACACGAACTAAACCATTGCCACCATTTCCGCCGGTTCCGCCATTAGCAGCCCCAGAACCTCCGGCTCCACCACCGCCTCCACCGCCGCCGTAGCATCCGCCTTTACCACCGGCTCCTCCAACTACTCCGCAACCACCAAATCCGCCACCCCCACCTCCTGCACCGCTACCACATACTGATGTACTTCCGGCTCCGCCAGCAACACCTCCAGCAGATCCGGTGGCGCCACCGCCGCCAGCAGTAAATGAACCAACTGCTCCACCAGCACCACCAGTATTCACATTAACTTCTCCGCCAGCTCCGCCGCCACCTCCACCAAATATGGAACTTCCTCCAGAAGAAGATCGGGTATTGGAACCCCAAACGGAACCTCCACCACCACCGCCCCAAACAGCACTTCCTCCAACATATCCGGGAGTAGATGCTCCGCCACCCCCGTAATAATTATTTCTAAGCGCTAAAGTTGCACTGGGAACGCCATAAGTACTGTCTAATCTTGGCAATCCACCACTTACTCCGGCACAGTTACTAGTTCCATTTGATCCTACTCCACCAGTTCCACCGCCGCCGCCACCTGAACTACTAATTGATGCAGTTATGCCTATTCCTCTAGAACCCCGACCACCGCCATATGCAGTGACATAGCTTCCAAAAGAAGAATTTCCGCCAGCGGTTCCAAAATTTCCAGTCCCACCAGAGATTCCTGTTCCACCAGTTCCTCCGCTACCAACGGTCACTGTTACTGTGTCTGTTATGGAGTTCGCAGAAAAATATTGACGCACTCGCGCTCCACCGCCACCGCCGGCGGCTGCGTTTGTACATCCAACGGCACCGCCACCACCACCGCCTCCACCGCCCCAAACGCAAACTTGTATCTGCGTAACGTTAGAGGGTTTTATCCAAGTACCAGACGATGTAAACGTTTGAACATTTACGGTTGGGCTACTGACCGTGTAATTAAATGCAGCTACTTGATTAGATGTGGGCATGTCTATTACCAGGTATAAACTACTACTAAACCATTACCTCCGCGACCGCCAGCGCCACTGGATATTCCGACATTAGTTGTTGCTTGCGCTCCACCGCCACCACCTCCGCCAGCCGGAAAACCGCCGTTTCCGCCTGCGCCACCTGGCGTAGTGCTTGCAGCAGAATCCCCGCCGCTACCACCCGATCCGCTTCCATTTGCTTGAGTTACTCCGCTGGCGCCACTTGCTCCGGCCCCGCAGTCTGCTTGTCCACTTGCTCCGCAAGCATAAGCCAAAGTTCCACCTACACCACCTTTTGTTCTTTTAGTTACACAACAAATTATTGCGTTACTACCGCCACCACCGCCACCAGCTCCGCCATAAATTGAACCTCCACCGCCAATACCTCCTTTGGTTCCTGAGCCAACAGCAACACCACCACCTCCACCACCCCACTCAGAAGACCCACTATTACACGAACTGTTTGAGGCACCACCAGTACCTAAATTACAGATTTTTGATGTGCTACCCCAAAAAGCGCTTTGTGGTCTACCCCCGCATCTACTAGTTGCGCTAGCATCTCCACCCCCACCGCCACCGCCATTAGTGCCGCAGTTTGCTCCATAAAATCCGCCGCCCGCAAATAATGCGTTTCCAAATTGAGTTAATCCACCAGTAGTTCCGTTACAGCCAGTACCACAAAGCGTTGTAGTGCCAGCCCCGCCAGCCCCGCCAGATCCAACGGTTACATAGACCTGAGAGGGCAATATACAAGCAGCAAAGAACAAACTTGTCCTTGCGCCACCCCCTCCACCACCTCCTCCTACTGTATTGGCGTTAGCACTTTTTTTTCCACCTGCTCCACCGCCACCACCACCCCAGGCACATACACGGATAAAGGTTGCGTTAGCAGGTTTGCTCCATACCCCAGAAGAAGTAAAGACCTGCACATCAACTGCCCGTGTGTTGACTATGTAGTTAAACGATGACTGCTGGTAGGACTGGGACATCTTAGTAATTTCCTCCGAAGGCCGACATAGCGATTGCAATGTTAGTGCCACCGGCTGCCACGGTCAGTCCGCCGTAAATACGGTACGAGGCCGGAATGTTAAGACCGCCTGTTGGGAGTGTCAGGGGGTAGGTTGTCAGGGCCGATGTGGCTAGGGCCGTAACCGCCGTGGCAGGAATAGCTACCTCACCTAAGAAAATGTTATTTCCTGCGGTGGTGTTAGCTGAGCCATTATTAATCCAAAAACGAACCACTGTTGCTGCTGATGTGCCGGATGCTGTTGCACCGTTGGTCGAAGCCAAACGGCAAATAACTTGGTCGATACGGGAGCCGTCCGATCCTGCGGTAAATACTAGTGCTAGGGCCGTTCCGGCAGTTTCTGTACCATCGAAAGCCTTAGTATTGGTCATTGCCGTGCTGACAATTGCATTAAGCGCCCCTACATTAGGCACCTGGGTAAAGATTGGGGTTGCGGTTACTGCCATGATTAAAATCCTCCGAAGTTAGCTGCGAGATAAAGATTACCAGCGGCGCCGCCGCCACCAGTAGATGGGGTAGTCCACGAAAGACCTCCTGATCCATCCGTAGTTAATACCTGATTAGGATCGCCATCACTATTAGGTAAAGTTAAAGTTACATTTGATGCCAAAGCATCTGGAGCTTTAAGAGCAATATAATTTGTTCCGTTGTCAGTATCTTCCGGCAACCGAATTTCTGCGCCTGCTGTAGCATTTCCAATAACAGCAAGTGGGGTATTCAATGAAGCAGGACTTCCCCAACTTAAAACTCCTGAGCCGTCTGTTGTTAAAACTTGATTAGCATCGCCATCCGTAGTTGGCATGGTCAATGTGTAGCTGCTGGACAATGTAGTTGGAGCCTGTAAAGCTACATATTCTCCGCCCGCTGAATCTTGAAGTCTAAGGTCACCTTGAGCAGTAATGTCCACCTGCGTAAATACGCTAGTGCTAGGAGTGGTTGCTCCAACCGTGCCGTTTAACGGGCCAGAGAATCCTGCCGCTGTTAGGGTTGTGCCGTTAAATGTCAGGTTTGCAGACCCGGCCAGATTGCCGTTGTCGTTGTACTGAACCTGAGTGTTAGATCCACCTGCCGAGGCACCAATCCGGACAAAATCGGATCCATTCCAGGCCACCAGAGCTTTATCTCCAGCGCCAATTGTTACGCCAGTAGTCGCAGCCCCCTTAAACACAATCGCTGCATTGGACTGGTTAATGACAATGTATGCCTTGGACTGGCTGGGAGCAATAACGTTACGGCTAACACCTGGAGATCCAGTCGGAATGATGATTGCGCATCGAGCCTGGTTTGCCGCGCCTGATCCGGTGGTAGTCAACGTCCAGTTTCCGGATGCCACGCTTTGCGTTGCTACGCCAGCCACCGAGTCTTCTACAAGCTGCGTAATGCTGTCGTTAACTACGGTTCCCCAGGTACCGTCTAACTCTCCAGTAGTAGGAAGCGCAAAACCCAATAAAGAAGTGTAATTAGTTGCCATGTCAATTCCTTATGCTGCTACGTCTATTTCCTCCCAGACCGGAGTCTGAGCATCGTTAATCTGTGTCCAATTTGGTATCTGCGCATCGTTAATTTGACTCCACCCACCAAATTTTACTGTTCCAATTGCACCAGTTCCAACCACCCCAGTCGGAACTATGTATTCATTTACAACAATCCCAACGTTACTTACAAACCCAGTTCCTGCTACTCCAGATACAGCTTTAATTACTGTTGGTACTACCGTTCCTACGGCCCCGGTTCCTTCAACACCAGTAACAATTACTGTTTCATCGTACTGCGGAACTACGTTACCTACTGCTCCGGTACTAGCCACGCCGGTCACTAACTTGACCAAACTGATACTTACATCACCTACTGCCCCGGTACCTTCAACCCCGGTTACTTCAAATGCAACGGCTGCTACAACATTTCCAACTGCTCCTGTAGCGCTTACCCCATTTACCGGCAGAGTCTCGCTAACAGATATTGCTACATTATTTACTGCTCCAGTTCCTTGAACACCGGTTACTGCATAACTTACCAATGCTGTTGGTGCTGTTACTGCCCCTGTTCCTTCTACACCTACCGGGAAAACAAATTTGGCCGTAACGATTGTTACATTACCAACAGCCCCAGTTCCAAATAAGTTATCAGCATCTATTACAACATTGTCGTTACCTTGAACTACAACGCTGTTAACTTCGCCAATACCTTGTACACCTGTTACTTCATAATCAACACTGACTGAAACTACTACATCGTTTACAGCGCCGGTTCCAGCAACTCCTGTCGGAGTCTTTATTACCTTTTGTACATCAAACCCGTTTACGGCCCCGGTTGCGCTGACACCATTTACTTGAATCGTGGTGTCAATCCTAACTGCTACTGTCCCTACTGCCCCGGTTCCCGATACTCCGGTTGCCGTACTGCTAACTACTATGGCTACAGTGCCTACCGCTCCTGTTGCCGATACTCCATCTGTAATGGCATAAGCCGGAGATACGCCGCTCCAAGCGTTATATCCCCAGGCTCCGTTACCCCAACCTTGATTCCAAGTTGTGGCTGCCACATTTTCTCTCTACTAGGCGATCCGGATGATCGCGGTTGCTGCGGCGGCTGCCGGGAATTGAATCTGGAAGTCACCAGAAGAAACCTGCTGGTCACCACCAAAGCTCAGTACGGCACAGGCCGGGTTACCCGAGGCTGTGTCGTTATAAATGATCCCGCCAGAAGTGGTAAAAGTTGCAGACGTCCATGTGGTGTTATCAAAGTCACAGACTGCGGTCGTGCCATCAGCAACCGGGGTCACCGAGGTTAGCGTGTTTCCACCCGTGGTGTAGCCGCTACCGTTAGCCAGTTCATCAGAGTTGCCGGTCAGGTCGTCGTAACTTGTTGTTGCAGCACCGTAAGTGCCGGTCAGGGTTCCAGATCCTTTGCCTAGAGCCAGTTTAAATGTGTTACCACCAGGGTTTGAAAAGTTATGCACAGCCTTCAGGATTTCTACCTTGAAAGAGGTTGGCATTGCAGTTGTAAATCCAGGCATTTTAGTTCTCCAAAAGTTTAGTTAATTCGGGATAGCCTATGTCTTTTAGGCGGTTTGCAATCGTGGTGTGATTTGATTTGACACATTGGTTGCCATAGCTCACCAGCACCATACGAATGTGTTCACGAAAAGCCTCTGCCTGTTGCCGGATCACCGGGTCGGCTGAAGCGCTAATTGAAATAATTCGGTCAACGGCGTTATCAGCCAACTCTTCAGGAGTAAACCCACGGCCAGATACGCCCATCGCTGTAATGCTTCCTAAAAGTGCGCCACCAGAAGCTGAAAACATTATGTTGACCTTATAATTGCGCTAGTTGCTGTGTTAGCAGGAAATGTAACTGTAAACGTGTTATTTGTCACTGTTCTATCAGCACCAAAATTTAAAACAGCTACTGATCGGTTTGCTTTACTAGAGTTATAAATTAATGCACCGCGACAAGTAAATGTTGCTCCAGGCCAAGACGCATCATTAAAGCTAACGAAAGCTGTATTTCCAGAAGATTGAACCGTAGCTCCTGTTAAAGTTATACCACCTGCAACATAACCAGTTCCGGTAACTTCTCCTGCTGCTGTATAAGACGCTGTATCTGCTCCAAGATCTGCAGCTGATGTATAAAGAGCAATTTTTATTGTGTCCACCAAAAGATTGTGTACCCCTTCGTACAGCTCTTGCTTAAATGATGTGGTTTGGGTCTGGGTAATCATTTAACGGGGTACCTTACCTGACCATCACGGTATGCGTCTTGACGCAGCTTGCCATCGCCCAACTGTTTAGCCAGCGTAAAGGCTTCGTCATAACGTTTTTGATAGACCAGAATCACATCCTGCTCGCCCTTCATGAAAGTGTACGCTTCTAATAACGCACCATAAAGAAGCAGGGAATCAAAATTATCTCCAAGCCAACTTGTACCTGCCGTAACAATAGACTGCGGATAATATCCAAAGTGCATTTCCATCGTGTACGACAAATCTGGCGTGGGGCCAAGAATTAATGTGTTGGCGTCAAAATTGGCATAGTGTGTTGGTTTGCCTGTTACCAGCGGATATGGAAACGCTTCACGAATAAAGTTTACATCTTTGTTTAGTAGGTATTCGTACCCACCAGTCACCGGATCTATTACCGCCAACGAATAGGTATATAAATAGTCTGACGGAAGAGCCAAATACTTATTATCCTGCGTTGTCGTTCCAGTCATATTTTTACGAATGGCTGGAAATTGAATCGAGTTATAAATCCGCTGTTCGGCCTGCTGAATGAACGTGTTTATCTGTTCGGTTGACGTAAACGTAACCGTGCCAGTGCCCGCAGTATCAGTCCACTGCGTGCTGGGAAAGTCGTTTTCGACGTACCCTTTTATTGTTTCAAACAGCGTGGCGTAATTCATTAGGCCATCGGTCCCCGGCTTTTAATGCCTTTAGTAGCTGCACCATATCCGCGCATCGTAATTTCACCATTCATGTTTTCTTTGGTGTTCGCACCAATTGATACCGTCATAGATGGCGATTTGCTGTTAACGCTAGAAGCGTTACGGATTTTGGAATTGCTGTATGAATCCATCGAAATGCAAGACTCAAGTCCAGCCTCGTTAATTTTTTTACCGGTCATGGTATGTGGCTCTGCGTAAATTTCAGCAGGTCCAATTTCCTTGCCTTTAACTTTCATGCTGTATTTAGCCATTTAGATACCTACCTTCCGAACCATGCGCACGGGGGATTTTTGATTAGCCACTTTAGCCAAGCCACGCCCGAGCTTCTTCATTTCCAGATTGGTCTTGCCGCCAGCGCGATAACTTTTGCCATGCATTTTTTTCTCATGGGTTTTGACAGCTTTTTTAGCTACCTTTTCCATCATGGGTTTATCTTTTTTAATATCTTCGTGTTTCATAGCTAACTCCTTAAGTTGTTGTTACTGTTCCAACAGCGGTAGTAGCAATCAAGTTGTTTGGTGTAAGTAATGTGTCAAAACTACTTGCACCGCCAACAGGATTCCACCCCCACTGAAAAATACGGCTACCTTCTGTAGATACGCCAGTTTGATTAGTAGATACCCCTGTTCCAAGATCTATTTGAAGGCCCGTTGTTCCAGCTAAGAAGTAGCTAAGATCCCGCCGGGGGTTGCGAACAGCCTGCGGATCATCCACGGGATACATACCAAGTTGTAATTGCGGATGGTCAGGGTCCCAGCAACTGCGGCAAACAAGCAGATTAATGTTCTTGGTTTTAATAACCAAACGCCGCAAATCTTTCAGCTTGAAGCGAAAGTCGCAACGATCACATTCTGCGATTGAGTTTTTGCCGGAGGCGAACCTGTTACCCATTAGTAGTTAGCTCCGTCAATAAACATCTGCCGTGGTACCAGCCGATCCGCAGCTTTTTCTCGATCTTCACCCGCCGCCAAATCCCAAGCTTCGTCATACATATTTTTTAATATGGGCAGCCTGTTCATAGCTTCTGGTATTTTTAGAGCTAAGTAATAAGATAAACCGGCAGTTAAGCAGGTAATAAAACGAAATGGGATGTCAAAATCTACCACGCCAGTGGTGGCATCCTGAATCCTGCGCATACGCCAATACACCAACGTGTAGGTCTGCGAATCATCCGGCACCGGCCACAAAGTTACATTTGGTAACTGCTGTAAAGATACTGCCGCCCCAGTTAAATGCGATGCTGCCGTTGTTCCATTTTGGGCACGGAAACAGTTGCTTAGCACGTTGCCAACGATGTAACTGTAAAAAATAGTTTCTGAACCAATCTTTACATACCCAGAAGCCGGTAGCCCCGCCGTAGAATTAAGCGTTATCGACGTAACTTCGGCATTGATACCACCGTTTAGGGTTAACCCTGTAGGACCAGTATTGCCAGACTGCCGGTTGACGTAGATCTGAATTGGACGAGCCTGCGTTATTTTATTGGGGATTGTGGCGTAGGTAGAAACACTAATACGCGTAATCGTCAAATCCGCCTGTGTTGCAGAGTTATTAGCCTGAGTCCGAATCACATGCTCCAACAAATCCACCGTATCCACAGGCAGCGGGTAGGTCATCAACCCTGGAGTAAGAATTATTGATCCTTGCTCAACAGTCCACAGGTTAATACCACGGTTGGCCCAATCAGCGAATAAAAGGTTAAGGCTGCGACGAGCTGTGCGTAAGTCATAGCCAGAACGAAGTTCTCCGCCCGCACGTTCAAATGCCTCCTCGACAATATCGTTGAGATTTAGCGTAAAGCTGCTGACGCCTGATGTAGTCATTTATCTGAACCTTGCGGTTTTTTTAGCCACGTTTTTGGGTTGGGCAACGAACTGTTTTCCGGCAGCTTTTCCAGCTCGTTTGGCTCGGGTAGTAGCGGCATACTCCTGCGGGGATAACGCTGAGATGGCGGCGGAAGGGAGGTATCTTTCCCCCGTCGCCTTCGATCCCTGCGTAGAAGGTTTGCCACTTTTAGTACGCCATTTCTGAGCTGTCCAATTCTTTAAGCTCTGCTGTGGCTTAGCCAGCCCACCCATTATTTATAGCCCCCACCTGATTTTTTGTACTGCAGGGCAAGCATCTGCGCTTTACGCGCCGACCATTGCCCCGGAGCACCGCCTTTACCACCAGCTTTAATGCGTTCAAACAATGACTTACGCATGCCCGGCTTGGTGTAGTTTCCAGCCTCGTTAACCTTGGACTCTCCACCTTTTGCAAACTTGGTGAACTTGTCCCCGTCCTTACGAACGGCGGTTTTAGCTTTGGGCATTTTAGATGGGCGTATCGCGCCCATCCCGCGTGAGGCCATCATTTCAGCATGCTCCGCCTGAACGCATTTTTTTGGTCATGCCGCCAGCTTTCATGCCTTTGCCTTTAGCCATACCGCCACCCATCATGCCTTTACCGCCAGCCATGACAACTTGTTTGCCTTTGGTTTTACCTTTGATAGCAACGCCATCGCGGCTGGGAGCAGCAGTTTTAACAGCGCCCATTTTGGAAGGAGCAACACCACCACCTTTTGCGTATTTCATTTCTTTTCCTTTCGTAAATTCACGACCTACTGATTGAGAAACACCTACTTTTTTTGCAAACGCTGGATTGTGGGCCACCGCCTGCATAATCTTCTCCTGCTTTTTACTAACGGCAGGCATTACACCATCCGTCCACGAGTTTTACCGCGTTGAGCACAGCCATCTGCACGAGCGGAGGCGGACTTTACGGTACCACCTTTTTTCTTGCCAATTTCTTTTTTAGCTTCTTCTACCCGACGTTTACGCGCTGCGGTAGCCGATCCTAAACTTGGTTCTGACATACCTTGCATTTTACGAACAGCACTACCAACGTCTTCTAACACGGCAGAAGCTTTACCGCCAAAAGATTCATCTTTTTCAAGCTGCTTTTGAGCTTTTTCTTGGCGCTCTTGTTTACGCAACTCTTCAAGTTCTTTGCCGTAATACGTTTTCCCGTTACGACTTTCCATATCAAAAACGTCTGCCGGAACTTGGGAACTTGATTTAACAATTGGCATCATTTACCTCGTTTGAAGAAGCCGGTCAATTTTTGCTTCAAACTTGTTAAAGCGCTCATCAATGTGCGCCATAAGCTTGTCAATTTCTGCTTGAGTGACGTTATCACGGGCCACCTCCTCGCGTGTTTTGTTTAAAAGAATACTGAGGCGTTGAATCTCTGAGGCTTTCTCGTGGCCGATGTAGGCCAAAATACCCAGCAGTGCCGTCAGTACCATGTTCCAAAGCATCATTTCCATATCAGCACTTCCACGCCCTAAGCGATTTATTGATCCTGCTGTTTGGGTCGTTAGCTGTTTTAGCTGATGTAAGTTTTTTCTTCATCCCAGTCATCCGAGCACAGAATGATTTTTTACGCGAGCCACCTTCAGGCTGCGGAGGCTTGAGGCCAGGCTTACCCGGATTAGCTGCGTTATAAGAAGCCCGTCCTTTGGCGTTTAGACCGCCTTTGGGGTTCTTGCCTTCTTTACGTTGCCATGCAGGAGTCTTAGCCATAGAACACCGTCGCAGTCACAGAAGATCCGCACCCCACGAAAATACCGTTAGGGCAGTAAATGCCTTCACCCGGAATCAGCACGGGAAGACCAACCGTGCTAAAAGTATCAATCTCTAAAGCAATAACGCTGTACATAGTCACGTTCCCGCTTGTCGTGGTCGTTGGAGCGTCTGTACAGGTAAATGTATTTGCGCCAGTCTTTGTGATCGTGTAAGCACCATCCCGAGCTGTACCAGTAGTAAAGTCCAAAAATACTCGATCACCAGTCTCAAGACCATGATCTGTAATTGTTACGGTAATCGTGGCACTCGGGCTTGTGCGGCTGTATGTACCAGACTTATTAACGCTTGGATCGCATATACAAGTGTTTCGTACAGACGAAGTTGCACTCGTAACAGTAATTGACTTTAACCGCACAGGAATCTGCGTAACAAGCAACCCAGTGTTTTTTGCAATCGCAGATTTAACGTCATATTGCATAGCCATGACCTATCTCCTACCCGTAGAAAATAGTCATCGTTACAGTCGTAGACGGCAACAAAATAAATAAACCTTCTTTTGCAAGAACGCCTTCGCCTGGTATCAATGTGTAAAACGCTGTACCAGAAGAGCAGTCTAATTCAACCAGAATGTTGGGATACAAGGTTACATTACCACTGGTTGTTAAAACTGCAGTAGTTACCTCAAACGTGTTTTGCGTTACGTTTGCTACCGTGTAGGCGTTATCTACTGCTGTACCGCTAGTAAAATTAAGACCTATTAAGTCACCGTTTGATAGGCCGTGATTAGCAATAGTAACCGTGCAAGTTGTTGAACCAGGTATGTCATAGGTTCCAGTCAAAGCACCGGCAGTATCTACCACGCATGAATTAAACGTCGTTGAAGTCGAAGGTGATAAAACCACACCTTTTAACCGCGTGCGAGCGTCATAAGCAAGCGATGAGCTTGTTGCATGATACGACTTTACGTCATACTGCATCGCCATTTTGTTTCTCCGTTTCTGGCTGCTCCAATTGAGCGATTAAATAATCAATCGTATCAATTGCGCCTTTGGCCTGCTGAACCATCTGCAAATAATGCTGTTGTTGATCCACAGCGTTTTGCCTAAAGTTCAGCAGGAACTCTTTTGTTAGATCCATTATTAAGTAGTGATCTGACCGTCATACAAGGGCAGATAGTACGTTGTACCGCCAACACGGCATTTCAACGTAGCAGCTGGATTTGCAAAAGTACCACCAGTTTGGAGAAGTTTGCCGGAGCCAGCGGTCAGTCCTTGAACATTAAACAGGAAACCGTTGGTATCCATAGCAGCGACGTTTGCGCCCTGTGTTGACAGGTGAACAAAAGAAGTTGCGGTACCGGTTGATGCGGATGCCGGGAGGTTCAGTTCAACTTCCAGCGGAGCATACGTTCCAGAAGAAGTTCCAGCCGACAGGGTTAACTCAGCAACAAATGCTGACCCCAGACCAGTTGTGCGGCCAGATGCGCCGTAAGTAACGTCAGCTTTAAGAGCGTTACTCCATCCGCCAAGAGCCACGTTCGTGGTCATAGCAAACTTT